ATCGTTAACAGCACAGGCAGTACCCAGAACGACGGAGGTTCCGTTGGTAGCCGTATACTCTGTTATGGAGAGCTTGGAGCCGTTGTAGTATACGTCCACAAAGCCCACCGTGTAGGCCACAGTGAATGTCGTCTGAGCCGCCGTGGCAGTGAAGTCCGTCTTGGTATAAACGCTAAGACCAGACGCCCCCGTAGCCTGCCAGCCAACGCCATTGTATGTCCAAGTACGCCCGTTGAAGGTGTACGTCTGGTTGAGCGTCGGCGTCGCGGGGAAGTTGATAGCCATTTATTTAGCTTCCAGTGCGGTAATGCGGGTCATATTATGCGTTCACTAAAGTTTGAAGAAACGCCCAATAAACTGTTGCAGTTCCTCCCGATCCATTTGTAATTGTTACTCGGTTGGAAGTTGCAGCTACAGCCGGAGCATAACCACTTGCGAATAAAGTTTGAACAACTACGGAAGATCCATCAGACCCAACAAGATACATGGACGGTTGCCTCGCGTCTCCAGTTGTGCTTGTGGTTAAAATATACGCTCCGTATGATGTTGGGAGCGTAGCAGTAAACGTCGCGCCGTTAGCAATAGAGCCGGAATTTCCTTTAGTACGATGAACCACGCCAGAAACGGATAAATTACCGGCACCTGCGTTGGTTGTGTTTCCTATGAGGAAGCTGCCGTCAGTGCCGAAGCGGGCGGCTTCACCGCCATTGCCCGGATCAAACTTAATCGCACCAGCCGTCGCAATACTAATGGCGCTAGAACCATAAATTACGGTATCGTTGTTAGCGAATGCACCAAATGCACCAGCCGTGCCGACAATACCAAACCGCGACTCGTATGTTCCGTTCGTGGTACGCCAATACGCTGCACCAGTTGAACTGTTATTAAGCAAATTGCCGTATGAATTAGACGCTTGATTCTGCGTAATATCCAGCACGTTGCTCGGCGTCATGCCGATGCCGACTTTGCCGCCAAACTGAGCAACGCCAGCTTGCGTCATTGAAAACCAATCGTTCCACCCACCACTATATCCAGAGATATAGAAATTGGTCGTAGAGTTGCCCTGACCAATTGCCCATGTGGTCGCAGAGGCATCTTGCACCGTGTTAAACCGCAATGGCGCTACGGCGGCTGCGGTTCCTTGGTATACTATCGGCGTCCCAGTCAGTGTCGGGCTAGCACTAAGCACCATATTACCCGTGCCGGTGACGGCATTGCTGAGAGTGACGCCGCCGTAGTTTAGGGCGCTATTTAGCTGCGTCGTGCCAGTCACAGCCAGAGCATTAGTGCCCAGCGTGGCACCGCCAAGAGCCAGTGACGTACCTGTAGCCGCGCCCAGTACAGGCGTGGTCAGCGTCAGCACTGTGCCGTTAGTCGTCGCGCCGGTTATGCCGCCGAGGATACCCGCATTATTATACTGGACCTGAGTTGAGGAGCCGCCAGCTACGGAGGCAAGGTTACCGGGGGCCGTCTCAACCCACTGCGAGCCGTCAACATCCGTAATGTAGGTGTAGTCGATACCCGTCGTGTTGTCGAAGAACCGGTCACCCTCGATGGGCGTCGGGCTAGTGGGGGCCGTGGCAACGTCCTTGAAGGAGTTGATCTGGACCCAAGTCGGGGAGGCCGCACCGGCAGACTGGAGGAACTGGTAGCCGTTGACCGTGCCAGCCGCGCTTACGTTAACAGCAGTTCCAGTGCCGTAAACCACACCACCATTGGTAGCAGTGGGATTACCCAACGCCGTGGCTACTTCGGCGGGGTAGGTTACGAAGACATCCTTCGTACCAGAGGAAAACGAAACAGCGCTGCCGCCGTTAGTGGACGCCAGCACTGTAGTACGCGCAAGGGTGGGTCCCGAAGTGGCGTAAGTACCAATACCGACTTCCCACTCAGAACCACCGGCAATCGTGTAGTAGGTCGTGTTCCCGTTGCCAATAACCGCAAAGTTCTGGTACCCGGTGGGCGCAGTTCCGCTAAGGGTAACCGTACCTGTACCAGTTGTCGTAGTAGTATCTTTTACGCGGTCTGCGAGAACCAAAGCCATTTAGGCAATCCTGATGATAGCCGTCGTGTTGGTGGCTGTCGGGAAGATGATCGTGAAGTCACCCGCAGTGGATGTCTTATCCGAACCAAAGTCCAACGCGCACACCGCAGCGTTCGTCAGCGTGGTGTTTGCCGTGCCGTTAGCCGAAGGCGTGGTGTTATAGATCAGCGCACCGCGAGCCGTGATTGTGGCCGTGGTAAACGTCAGGTCGCTGAAATCCGTGAAACCCGTACCCGCCGAGGCATTGGTGTTGGTCGCAGTCACGCCGAGATTAACCAGTGCGCCGCCGCCAGCCGTGTAGTTCGTGCCGGTGACTTCGTTGGAAGCCGTGTATGACGTGGTGTTGGCGTCGATAGTGGCCGACGAAGTATAGAGCGCCAGCTTGAAGGAGTCGCCGGTTGTAAGGCGGAAGTCGTGCACGGCAAGCATAAGCTCGGCCTTGAACGAAGTGGTCATTGCCTGTGTAATTGCCATGGTAGTCTCCTTAAATGTCTAAGATTGCAGCCAGATCGGGGTGACCGGCGTTGTTGAGCTTATTAGCAATAGTCGTGTTGTGAGACCGGACAGCCTCGTGCATGTAGAACACCAGCACCTTGCGGATGCTGTCCTTGAAAGCTTCGGCCTGATCCCGGATAGCGGGGTGGCTCTGGCTACTTACGTAGACAATCTTGTCCAGCGCACGTTCGGCGATCTCTTCAGGCGTAAACCCACGGTTGCTAGTGGTCTGCACCATAACGTCGCCAGCAGTGACACCAAAAAGGATGGACATGTCGTTCATTTAACGGGGTACCTAACCTGTTGCGTACGGTACATATCCTGCCGGTTTTTGCCTTCACTCAGCATCTTGAGGAGGCCCAGCGCTTCGTCGTAGCGCTTCTGGTAGCCCCCAAGGACATCCTGCTCACCCTTCATAAAGGTGTAGGCTTCCAGCAAAGAACCGTAGAGCAAGACGGAATCAAAATTATCCCCGATCCACGACGTACCGGCGGTCACGATGGACTGCGGGTAGTAGAAGTAATGCAGCTCCATGCTGTAGTTAGCATCGGGGGTCGGGCCAAGAATGTAGGAGTTCTGGTCAAACATGGCGTAGTGGGTGGGCTTGCCAGTGGTCGCCGGATACGGGAACGCCTCGCGGATGTAGTTAACATCCTTGTTCAGCAGATAATCGTACGCCCCACTAGTCGGGTCGATAACAGCAAGTGAGAAGTTCGCCAGCCAGTCAGACGGTACGCTCAGATACTTGTTCGTAGCCGTAGCATTGCCCGTCACGTTCTTACGAAGTTCCAGCAGCTGGACAGTATTATAGATGCGCTGCTCAGCCTGCCCGACAAACGTAGCTATCTGCTCCGCAGACGTGAGCCCACCAGACCCCGCCGTGTCCGGGAAGTCGTTTTCAACGTAAGCCTGTATCGTTTCGACAAGCGTGGCGTAGTTCATTAGCCCATCTTTTTGCTGCTATTGGTACCCTGCGTCGCCGCGCCAGTGCCCCGAGTCTTCAGGGTCTGGGTATTAGCAACGTTATTCGGGTAGCCACTATTGCCGTTAATCGGCACCGACTTCGGCTGTCTGTATGTGGTGGTAGCCATTTACTTGCCCTTCTTCTGGTTTGCCACTTTGGCGAGACCGCGACCCAACGTCTTCAACTGCATGTTAGTTTTGCCACCTTTAGACAGCTTGGTCATCGGCTTACCCGGGTGCATACCCCTTTCATGCTTATGGACAGCGGCCTTAATCATGGCCTTATCCTGTTTAATATCGCTCTTAGCCATCTCGTGCTCCTACGTAATCAGTATGGTTACAGTGCCTATTTGTCCTTGGCCTACCAAATTATTTGTCAGGCCAGACAGCTGCAAAGGATTGTTAAGCCCAACCGGACCCCATCCCCACTGTATAACACGACTACCGCCCGAAGGGTCACCAAAAGATATAGATGCCGTGGGGTCTGGGGGGCTAACCGTCAGAACCTGCAAACCAGTCAAACCAGCCTGTAGGTACGTGGTATCCGGCCTCGGGTTGCGCAGGGCCTGCGGGTCATTCACGGGATACATACCCAGCTGGAGCTGGGGCTGGTCAGGTTCCCAACATGTGGGACAGACCAGTATGTTCACGTTCTTGGTCTTAATGACAATTTCGCGCAGTTTCTTCAGCGGGTACTGAAAGCCGCAGCGGTCACATTCCGATATAGCCCGTTTGCCAGAGGCATATTTGCTGGGCATATCCCGCCCCTAGTAGAACATCTGGCGTGGAGCAAGCCTCAAGGACGCCTTTTCACGGTCCTCGTCAGCCGCCATCTGCCACGCTTCGTCGTACATTGCCTTAAGCATTTCGACCCTTGGGAGGGCATCCGGTATCTTGATAGACAGGTAATAGGCCAACCCAGCCACCATGGCCGGGAGCATACGGAAGGGGATATCCGGGGTAGTCGTGCCGTTACCGGCGTCCTGAAGGCGGCGCAGCCGCCAGTAGACAAAGGTGTAGTAATTGCTCTGGTCCGGGGTAGGCCAGACGTTAATTGTCGGGTAGTTGACCCCTGTAGGCTCGGTAGCCCCGGACTGCCTATTGATCCAGACCTGAATGGGCCTGCCTTGGGCTAGCTTGTTAGGGATAGTGGAATAGGTATCTACGCTGATACGGGTAATATTGATGTCGGTCTGGTTAGAACCAGTACCGGTACGGATGACGTGGTCCAGCAGATCAATGGTGTCCACAGGGAGGTTGTAGGTAGTGGTGCCCTGAACCATGGCTATGGAGCCCTGTTCAATAGTCCACAGATTTATCCCCTTATTTGCCCACTCTATTGTCAACAGGTTAAGGCTACGCCGCGCCGTACGCATGTCGTAACCCGTGCGCAGCTCAGCACCACAACGCTCAAAAGCCTCTTCTATGAGGTTATTGAGGTCCAGATTGAAGGTTGTGGTGCCCGAAGTTGTCATTAAAGAGACGCCGATTGAGCTTGCAGGGCACCCAGCCCAGCCGCACCCTGTCCAGATTGGGCCAATTGGGCCATTTGCTGGTTCTGGAGCCAAGATGGGGCTGCCTGACCAACCTGCTGCTGTGGCATTACCGTTGCAGACAGCTGCTGCGGATCGTAACCACCCTGCTGCATCTGCTGCTGATTACCACGTATCATATCGTTCATGTAACTAAGACTGGTTCCCGCCAGCGGGAGCTCAGCCCGACCACCCTGCGGCATCTGCTGCATAAGGGGCGCGGGATCACCATAATTACCCTTCTGCTGCCGCTGCTGCTCCAAATACTGCCGCAACTGCGGGGGCGAAAACTGGCTCTGGAAGGGCTGCGAGTGACCACCCTGCTGCATCTGCTGCTGCATCTGCTGCTGCCGCTGATCCTGTTGATTTCTATAGTCTTGCAGAATCTGCGGCATAGCTGGGCGTGCCTTTTCAGAGTCTTCCCCATATTGCCGCATTGCATTTTGTATTTCAGGGGGAGGTTCGTTCTGCTGCTGCGCCTGCTGCTGAGCAAATGATGGCGGCGGAAGTTGCTGCATCGGCTGGGAAAAACCCTGCTGACCACCCTGCTGACCGCCGTAACCGCCCCGCTGCACACAAGGCGGGGGATAACCCCCACGACCACCGCCAAAGCCGCCGCCGCAACCCCGCTGCTGGCCGTCACC